CAACGGATCTATAACAGATCCATACCGCAACTTTATTCATATCTCAAGGTATGCTCGCTGGATTGAAAGCGAAAACCGCAGAGAAACGTGGCAGGAGACCGTTGACAGATACTGTAACTTTATGAGAGATCATCTAGTTCTTAATCATGGATACAGTCCTAATGCAAAAGTTTTTAATGAAGTTAGGGAAGCAATTTTAAATCATCACATAATGCCTTCTATGAGGGCACTGATGACCGCTGGACCTGCTTTAGAAAGAGACCATATTGCAGCCTACAACTGTTCTTTTATCTCCGTAGATAGTCCTAGAGCCTTTGATGAGGCAATGTACATCTTAATGAATGGAACTGGTGTTGGATTTAGTGTTGAGCAAAAATATATCAATCAACTTCCAGTAATTTCTGAGTCATTTTTTCAAACAAATACAACCATTGTTGTTGACGATTCAAAGCTTGGCTGGGCAAAGGCATTTAAAGAACTGATTGCACTTCTTTATCAGGGTCAGATTCCAAACTGGGACGTTTCTAAGGTTCGTCCATCAGGAGCAAGACTAAAGGTATTTGGTGGAAGAGCTTCTGGACCAGACCCACTTGTTGACTTGTTTAAATTTACTATTGAAACATTTAGACTTGCTGCAGGAAGAAAGCTAAAGTCAATTGAAGCACACGACCTAATGTGTAAAGTTGGAGAAGTTGTTGTTGTTGGTGGAGTTCGTAGAAGTGCTTTAATTTCACTTTCTAATCTTGATGACTTTGAAATGGCAAAGGCAAAAAGTGGACAGTGGTGGGAAGGAAATGGACAGAGAGCTTTGGCAAATAATTCTGCTGTTTATAATTCAAAGCCAAATACTGCACAGTTCCTTCGTGAATGGAGAAACCTTTATGAGTCAAAGTCTGGTGAGCGTGGTATTTATAACATGGACTCTGTTCGTAAGCATATTGATAAGTTTGGTCGTAGAGACTCTAGTCTAGTTGGTGGAACAAATCCTTGTGGAGAAATTCTTCTTCGTCCAAATGAATTTTGTAACCTAACTGAAGTTGTGATTGATGCAACTGATACAAAAGAAACATTGCTTGAAAAAGTAAGACTAGCTACAATCCTTGGAACATGGCAATCTACTTTGACTAATTTTAAGTATATTAGAAAAACTTGGAAAGACAACTGTGAAGAAGAAAGACTACTTGGAGTATCTTTGACAGGAATTTATGGAAATAAAATTACTGCTACAAATGGTAAGGCTTTAGAAGCCCTTCTTGATGAAATGAGAGATCTATCTGTTTCAGTAAATGAAAAAGAGGCTAAGTCTTTAAATATTAATCCGTCAGTATCAATTACTTGTGTAAAGCCGTCAGGGACTGTCTCACAGCTTACTGGGGTATCTTCTGGCATCCATCCTTGGTATTCAGAATACTATGTAAGAAGCGTTAGAGCAGATAACAAAGATCCTCTAACCCAATTCTTAAAAGATTCTGGAATTCCTTTTGAGCCAGATGTTATGAAGCCAGAAGTTACAACCGTATTTTACTTCCCAATCAAAGCTCCAAAAAATGCAGTTCTAACAAAAGACTTGACTGCAATTGATCATCTTGAAATGTGGAAGACTTATCGTACACACTGGACAGAGCATAACCCTAGTGTTACTGTTAATGTTGAAGAAGATGAATGGATGCGTGTTGGTGCTTGGGTGTTTGATAACTTTGATTCAATTGGTGGAGTTTCCTTTCTTCCCTCAGTTGAGCACTCTTACAAGCAAGCCCCGTATCAGGAAATTTCAAAAGAAGATTACGATTCTTGGGTAAGCAAGATGCCTGACTCAATTCGATGGGAAATGCTTTCATTATACGAAACAACAGATGGAACAACTGGAAGTCAAGAACTATCCTGTGTTGCTGGAGCATGTGAGATTGTAGATATTTCAAGTAACTAAAGCCTATTTGTGATAAAATAGATTAGAGGTACTCAATGTCTTATAAAAACTCTAACCTTTATGCTTCAAGGGTTTATGCAGAGCACCCAATTGCTATGTGGTCAATGGATGAAGAATATTTTTTCTTTTCTTTAATTAGTGAAAGTCAAAAGTTTTTATCTGCAAGTGTAGGCAATTGGGTACTTACTAATGCCACTTCAGAAATAGCTACAGACATATCAACATCTCCAATACCTGATGATCCTACTACAAAAATTTATTTATCATCTGCTTCTTCAAGATATATGGAAATGCAGCTATCATCTCCAATATCTTATGAAGATAGTATAAATATAGAAAAAGGCAGTATTTCAATATCTACCCATGTAAATATTCCAACAGATACAAATATTGTAAAAGTTCGTATTGGATTTATTATAAATTCGCAAGAATACTACAAAGATTTCTTTAACTTTATTGATAATTTTTGGGAATATCTATCTTTTACTAAGCAAATAGATTCTCAAGAAAATATTACTCCATACATAAAAGTATTTTATACAGATGATGAAAGTTTTGGAGAATTAGACTCATCTATATATTTTAATGGAATTTCTGTAGGTCAATGGTCTGAACCATATAGTTTTAACAATACTGGGATTGTTTCTGAATCATTGCCAGAAAACATTACTAGCATTATTGATTATCCAGAGTTGCTTAAAGGCTCAGAAATAGATCAATATGGTGTTAGTGGAAATCTTGGATATGCAATTGAATACGATAAAAAACTTTTAATTGAAAACACTGGAATCCCAATGGTATATGGATCAAAAGGAAATGTTTCTATTCTTAATAAAAAAATAATAGAAAACTTTGATAGTGAAATTTCTAGTTTTGGTGCAGCAAATGAAACTGTCACTTTATTGCTAGATGGAGGAATTCCTTCAAGCACATATACTGAATTTTTAAATGGTGGTGCTTCAGAATATATTGATCCTATAGTTCCGTCTTTAATATTTCCTGGATATGGATTTTTAAACTCATCTGGGATATATCATAATTTAACAGCAGAATTTTGGATTAGAATAAGTCATCAAAGTAATCAGGATATAAAAATTTTTGGTCCAATAAAATCTAATGATGGACTTTATGTAAGTGGAGAGTTTATTACTTTAAAAATTGGAAAATACTCTCAGTCTTATTTTATAAATCAATGGTACAGACCAATGCTTTTACATATATCTCAAAGTGAAACAGAATTTTTTGTAATGATTAATGGAGAAAAAGTTATATCAATGAATGTTGATTTTAGTAAAATTGATACCTTACCAAGCTCCTCAGAAGACTACTTAGGTTTTTATGGAAATGAAAAAATATCTTTATTTGAAATGGATTGTTTTTCTATTTTTCCATATACAATTTCAGAACAGGTTGCAAAGAAAAGATATGTGTTTGGTCAAGGAGTTCAAGAGCAAGAAAACATAGTAGTCCCATATGGAGGACAGCTATCTTATGTTGACTTCCCATATTCAGGATATGGCTCCACAATTAAATATCCAGATAGGACATCCTGGACAGATGGATACTATAATAACATTGTTGCAAATTTAGAAGGAATTTCTTTACCATCCTACAACCTTCCTGAAATAATTTTTACAAGTTCAAATAATATAGTTTTTAGTGAAACTGTTCAAAATGAAAAAAAAGAATTATTAGAAAAAGATAATTATGCAATACAAAATGAACTTTATCCATTTATTTCCATTAACCCAAATAACTCTTATGAAAGCGTTTATCCAGTAATTAATTTTTCTACATTAAATCAGTCAACGTATGAAACAAAGTCAATTCATTCAATTTTTTCAACATCTTCAGATATTGAAACAGAGCAGTCTTTGTTGTATATTTATAACTCATCAAATACTGATTATTTTCAGGTATTAATAAATTCAGGAAGCTTACAATATATATTTAATAATAATATTATAAGTTCAGCATCAGTTTCAATAAATCAACACTTTGCAGCTGGATTAGATTTTGATAAAATATCTGAAAACTATAGCTCTATCCTTGGAACATTTTTTTCTAATCCAGAAACATTGTCTTTAGAATTAGCGTGTCACGAAACTAATAAATTTTTAGGAAAAATATTTTCTTTAACATTTAATAATGATTTCTTTACAGAAAAAGATAACTCTTTAATTTTTGGACCAAGTAATTTATCTAATGGAATTGCCTTAAAACAATTTGATAATAGTTTATACAATTATGTTGGAACGTATACTCTACTTCCTAAAAAAAGTAACTCAACAGTATTTTTTGACATAGGATGCTCTGGTTACTGGGAAAACTCTGTTCCTCTTTCATATTTTGGAAAATATATAAACACTTCAACTGAAGGAATCTTGTATGATTTAGATATTCTTCAATTTAATGTAGATATTCCATCTTCCATTTTTTCAAAAGAAAGTACTGAAGCTTCTTCTTACCAGTCTGGACTTTTGTCAAAGGTATATGTTTCTCTGCATAAGAATGTAGATCTTCCAAAAGTATATTCTGACTATAACAATGCTGAAAATGTTGGATTAGAAAGAGTTTTAGACTTTAATTCAATAGAAGATTTTGAATCAACAAAGTTTGAAATTTGTGATGGCACAATCATTTACCCACCAAAATCTGGAATAGGGTTTGCCAATTATTCTCTTGTAACTTATATCATCCTTACATCAAAGGGTATTAATACAGAAAAAATAAAAGTTAAAGATATGAGCATATCATCTCTAACATTTGACGAATCTGAATTTTACTCAATAAATACTCCTGCAGTTGGAAAATTTTATCCAGTAACAAAGTCTCAAGATCAGTATATTTATAAAAAACAAATACCTGTAACAATTAATAATGAAAGCTCTCCATACTTATACCTATCTGGAGATTCTGGAATATCAGTCTTACCAAAAGCTGAAGGGGAATTAGTAAAAGGATTATCCATACCAATAAATGAATCTCTAAAGCCTATTGACAATATTGTTGGTGTACAAATGTTTCTTATGGTAAATGAAAGCTCAGAATTTTCTGAAAATAAGGTTATTGGAAAAATATTTAGTAACCTAATATCTTATGATATTGTTTTAATTCCAGAATTAGACCAAAAAAGAGCACATATTAGAGTTCAAAGATCTGACAATAAAGCAGAAGTTCCATATCTAAGATTCTTTTTAAATGGAAGAGAAGTTAATACTATTTTTATAAAACCCTTAGATTGGAATTTTATTACAATTTCTTTTCAAGAATCATCTATTAATTTAAATGGAAAAATTGGACAATTTGAAATATACTCTGGTGTTAGAATTGATAACGTCTCAATATTTTCAGAAATATCAACAACAAAGACTATCCAGTTTAATTATGATTCTTGGAGCCAAACGTTTGACGGAGTATTTGATGGACTTGAGTTAGAAGATGGAAATGAGTCTTGGGGATTCTGGTCTGCATCAGTATCAGCCGCTCCAAATACTTGGGAAGTTCCTCTAAATCAAAAAGAAACATCTATTCAAATCCTTTCTATAGATGGAAACTCTGTTTTTAATACTTATTCAGGTCTTTCTTCTTTTATTGGAGATGATAATAGCATACTGAGTGTTAGTTTTGACAGTGTAAATGTATTAAATGACACAGAGTGGGACACATTTGAGATAAAACCTGTATAGCTATGGTACAATTATGTCATGGATTATCTAGATGGATTACAAAAATTGCCAAACAAGCCAAAAGTAAGCTACGTTGAAAACGATGCTGAATATGGTCTTTATGTTTGGAAAACAGAAACAGGCAGAGTATTTGGAGATGGAAATGGAAGTTTTATGAACATTCCAGCCAGAAAATATGATTTAACTGCTATTAACAGAATCACACAGGCTGCAGCACATTATGGAGCTGGTCCAGGAAAGGCAGTATTCATGCCAGGAGTTACAAGAATTACAGAAGAAGAGCATTCTGTTCAGATTGACAGAATGAAGCAGGGCTATATCCCAAGTGAATTCGACACTGGTGCTTTTGCTGATGCTGCGAAGGGGCTACAAAAACATGGAAATGACTGATGAGGTTATTGCTAGAATTGATAATCTAGACAAGAATAAGCCATCTGCAAATAAAACAGATGAATTCATGACAGAAGCAGATGTTGTAAAAAGTTTTGATGGCATAGATGCAAACTTTAAACGCAGAATTACAAGAATGAACAAGGCTTACACTGGTCAAGATGGTACAAAGTCCAAGCAGTTATTTCCAGAGCAAGACGTAACCACAGCTTATGGTCTTTTTGATGTTGTCTTGCCACCTTATAATCTTGATGAGTTAGCATTCTTTTTTGATAATTCTTTTGCAAACCATGCTGCAATTAATGCAAAGGTTGCAAACACCGTTGGTCTTGGATACGGTTTTATAATGTCTGACATTGTTAAAGCAAGAATAGAAGAGATTGAAGATGTTAATCAAAGAGTTAGAGCACAAAGAAAAGTTGAAAGAGCAAAGTCCGAATTAAGTAACTGGCTTGAAGAACTAAATGATGAGGATACGTTTACCCATGTTCTTGAAAAAGCAATGACAGACTATGAAGCAACTGGAAATGGATATATTGAAATTGGAAGAAAGAATACTGGAGAGATTGGATACATTGGTCACATACCTGCAACAACAGTTCGTGTAAGACGTATGCGTGATGGATATGTTCAGATTGTAAATCAAAGAGTAGTTTTCTTTAAAAACTTTCAAGATAAGAAAACGGTAAATCCAGTAACTACAGATCAAAGACCAAATGAACTTATTCATATTAAAAAGTACAGTCCTAAGAACACATACTATGGAGTTCCAGATGTTGTTTCTGCTGCAACTTCAGTAGTTGGAGATCAACTTGCTGCAAGATACAATATTGATTATTTTGAAAACAAGGCAGTGCCAAGATACATTGTTACCCTAAAGGGTGCAAAGTTAAGTTCAGAAGCAGAAGATAAGTTGTTTAGATTCCTACAGTCTGGTCTTCGTGGACAGAATCATAGAACTCTTTACATCCCACTTCCTGGAGACGGTCCAGATAACAAAGTTGAATTTAAAATGGAGCCAGTTGAAAATGGAATTCAAGAAGGATCTTTTGATAAATATAGAACTTCAAATGTTCATGACATTCTTATGGCACACCAGGTTCCAATTTCAAAAGTTGGATCAGATCCTGGTAGCTCAATTGCCTCTGCACTTGTTTCAGATAGAACATTTAAAGAACAAGTAGCAAGACCAGCCCAAAAGAATTTAGAGAAAACAATAAATAAACTTATTAAAGAAAAAACAGACATTCTTTTACTAAAGTTTAATGAATTAACTTTGACTGATGAAAATACTCAAAGTCAAATTGATGAAAGATATCTAAGAGCACAAGTTGTTGTTCCAAATGATATTAGACCAAGACTTGGACTCCCAGTAGTTCCACAAGGAGACACTCCAGTAGTTATGACCCCTCAGCAACGTGCAGAGCAAAATGCTCAAATGGCTGGAACAAGACAAAGAGATCAGCAAAGAACTGATCAAGCATCTGATTCAACTGCAACCACAACAGGAAGAAATCCTGGTGGAGAAGGAAGATCAGTAGTATAATATAACAATATTATAAATATATAAAAAAATACATATATAATAGGAATAACATGACTAATTTAAGCAAGGCTTATTGGACATCAGATAACGATGATATAAAGTTATCAATGCCAATTGCCAAAGTGGATGTAGAGCGTAGAATCGTTTCTGGATTTGCTACGCTTGATAATATTGATAAGCAAGCAGACATTGTTCCTACTGATGTTAGCATCAAGGCTTTTGAAACATTCCGTGGTAACTTAAGAGAAATGCATCAAGCTATTGCAGTTGGTAAAGTTGTTAATTTTAGACAAGAAAAGTTTTTTGATAAGTCTACAGACAAACTTTATAATGGTGTTTATGTAGATGCATACATTTCTAAGGGTGCTCAAGATACCTGGGAAAAGGTACTTGATGGTACTCTTTCAGGTTTTTCAATCGGTGGAATAATTAAAGATTCAGAAAATGCTTATGATGAAAATATTGCTAAGACAATTAGAGTAGTTAAAGATTATGAACTTAACGAACTATCTTTGGTAGACAATCCAGCAAATCAGTTTGCAAACGTTGTTTCTATTCAAAAAGTTAATAAGGATGAACAAATAGATGGTATAATTGCAAAAGCAGATCTTGAAAATGTCTACTGGTGTGAGAATGACGGTATCGTCAGACTTTCAGAAGTTGATGATTCAAGTTGCCCATCATGTGAAGTCAGTATGAAAAATATTGGTTTTGTTGAGACAAAGGATACAGAAAAAGCTATGACAGTTAAATCAATTTTAAACAAGTTTATTGGTTCTACAGACCTTGCTAAATCTGAAGATGTTTCCGAAACCCCACAAACTTCAGGCGAAACGCTTGAATCAGCGATTGACAATAATGCGTCAATTGTTAAAAACAATATAGAGGAGGAGAACAACGTGTCAGAAGATAATACAGTAGTAGAAGAGACCGTTGAAGAAGTTGCAACTGAAGAAGTTGTTGCTGAAACTCCTGCCGAAGAAACCGTAGAAAAGTCAGTTGACGCAGTTGATGCTGTTGAGGAAACAGTAGTTAAGTCTGCTGATCCAGAAGAAGCACCTGTAGAAGAAGTAGCAGAAGAAGCTTCCGATGACGTTGAAGTTGAAAAGTCTGTTGTTGAAACAGATTCAGCTGATTCTGAGCTTGTAAAAGCTGTTGACGAAATTAAGGTTTCAGTAACAGAGGCAGTGAGTGAACTTGTTTCAACAATTAAATCACTAAAAGAAGAAGTTGCAGGTATCAAAAAGTCAGTTGATACATCCAATGAAGAAATTTC